ACGACTTGGACATACAGGACAGTGATGTAGGATTTCTGTTGGACAAGGATGGCAACCTCAAATCAGTGTTTGGGCCAGCTGAGGGCTTTGAAAACCCGTCAGAAGCTGTGGCTGCAATTCTGGAAATATTTGGAATTGATGAGTTTACAGCACCGAATCGCACTCTACACTAGTGTCTAAAATTTCAGCAAATCTGTGGCGTGAAAACCACAGATTTCTGCTGAAAACCCGTCTATAAACTGTGGTTTTCACGCCACAATAGCCCGAAACTTGACAGGGTTATCCATTTTTGCTATACTACGGGTATGGATAAAGCAATACGTACACGTAAACGCAGGCAAGACACCAAGCATGCACTATATATGATAGTGAATGTTGTTACCAACGAGCACTATGTTGGTATCACTGTATGTGGAAGCCAAGTTAATAGAGCTCTCAAAATTCGCTGGCAAAAGCATGTTCGCCGCGCACTAACAGAGAACAAGTCGTGGGCTTTGTGCAACAGCATAAGGTTGCATGGTGCTGACGCTCATGTTATACTATTGGTTGATGTAGTGCGCGGACGTAAGCCTGCACATGCCGCAGAGAGAGAAATTGTAAACAGTTGTAATCCTGCACTAAACACGCACTAGGAGTTATTATGCTTACAGTTGACAAAAACACCAGCGAAGCCCCAAATAAATGGTGGGCAGCTCAAGATGCCAGAATGCGTAACATTGCCAACAAAAGCCGTTGGGATGCAGGTGTTCAACGGCGTGTTAGTGCTATGCTTATGGCACTAGATAGCATTTATTCTGGTCGTATTTACGAGGCTTACGGCGTTCGCAGAGTTGCTATTAAAATTGATAGTCCTCAAGTACGCGATCGTAAATGGCTGCGTATTATGGAAGCAGATTGGGCTGCTGAGGGCATTACCAAAACTGTTACACCTCGAGGTATACTGTATCAAGTTGCTAAGTTGTAAAATAACAACAGGTTGGCACACCAGACCAATTTTGCTATACTAACGATACACTGAAACAACGGAGATTGAAATGGCATACAAAGGTTTTTACCGTGCTCCTCGTGTTGTTAGCCCTGATGCTAGTCAGGAACCCCAAGTTCAAGCTCTGCGTAATGCTATGAGCACAATGTCTGCTCGTGACGCAGAGTTTGCTGGCAGTCTAGTCAGCAACTTCTACCGTTTTGGTCGTCTCAGCGACAAGCAGTTGGCATGGGTTGATACGCTTACTCAGCGTGTTACTAATCCTGCTCCTGCTGCACCCGCCGCTGTACAAGTCAACGTTCAGCGCATTCAAGACATGTTCGAACGTGCTGGTAAAACTCTCAAGCGTATCAAAGTCAAGCTTCAAAGCGTTGAGGGTCAGCCTGTTGCGTTTGGTCGTGCTGGTCCCGCTAGCAAGTACGCTGGCCAAATTCTTGTAACAGACGGTGGTCCGTTTGGTGCCAATAAGTACTTTGGTCGCATTGATGTCAATGGTGACTTCCATGCTACTAGACAAGCCGGTGCTGATGTGTTAGCATTGGTACAAGAGTTTGCAGCAGAGCCCGAGGCTACTGCTGGCAAGTATGGTCGTTTGACTGGTGCTTGTAGTTTTTGCAATCACAGTCTCAAGGATAGTCGTAGCACTGAATTGGGTTATGGCCCAGTGTGCGCGAAGCGTTTTGGTCTTGTTCACTAAACTAAGGAGCAGTTATGGCAACCACTCACGCTGCAATTCAAGCTCATAGGGAAACTGCGCTCTTCGCGTACAAGCTGAAATCAAAGTATAAAATTACCAATGGAATTAAACAAGATCAATGGATGAAAATGTATGATAGTGGTGAAATCGAAATCAGTTCTGTCTTTGAAAACCTAGTAGTCCATATTCGTAACCTCAATGGTAAACCTACAGTTAAGGTCTTAGAAGATACACATGACTTTGCTAGTATAAATGGAGCCGGTGGTTTAGTACCATTGGGCGATCTTAAGGTAGCTAGTTTAAAGAAAAATGGATATCAGCGACGTTATGTAATTAGTAAAACTCATAATAAAGAAGGTAATATTTATACAATATGTTGGAATTGGATGACTAACAAACCGGCATTTTTCGTCATACCTCCGCATGATTATGATGGTTATCCTCATCCAAAACGAGGATATAAAATAATGTGTTGCCCGGACACAGGCAAGAGAACTGGCGGTTATTATAATGACAATTGTCATTATGAAACTTTTGAAGAAATGTGTTTAGTTGATTAAGGAAATAACATGGATATGCCTTGGCAAGTTATCTCAGCACTAGAAACGCATAATCTGCGTACCAACAAGGAACAGATTATCGAGGCTCAAGCCCAAGCCGGCAACTCAGAGTTCTTTGAGGGTTGTCGCTTGGCACTGGATCCCATGATCACCTTTGGTATCAAACAAGTGCCTGAGAAGAAGTCTACTGATCAACTAACTAGTGACCATGGTATGAACTGGGATACCTTTGCCTTAGCCATCACAGGTTTTGTCAACAGACAAATCACCGGCAACATGGCTCGTGACATGCTGAATCACATGATGCTGGCTAGTACTGTTGAACAGTGGAATGGGTGGTACCGGCGTATTCTGATCAAAGATCTGCGCTGTGGTGTCAGCGAAAAGACCATAAACAAGGTGGTGGAGCGTGACTATCCTGGCTATAGCGTGCCTGTGTTTGGCTGTCAACTTGCTCATGATAGTGCTAATCACGAAAGCAAGGTTACAGGAAAGAAACTGGTCGAAGTCAAGTTGGATGGAGTTCGTGTTATCACTATTGTGCATCCAGACGGCAGGGTTGATCAGTTTAGCAGGAATGGTAAAGAACTTGTGAACTTTGCACATGTCAAAGCCGAGTTCCACGCCATTGCAGATAAGCTCACTGAAGCCATGGTGTTTGATGGCGAGATCATGAGTGCCAGTTTCCAAGACTTGATGCGGCAGGTTCATCGCAAGAGTAATGTTCGGGCTCGGGATGCTGTACTGCACCTGTTTGATTGCTTGCCTTTAGCAGACTTTGAGCAGGGTCGCAGTGACGCTACCCAACTAGAACGCAGTCATGCTCTACAGGCATTTTATCAGCAACATGAGGCTGCTTTGCCAAGTGTGCGTGTACTAGGTCAAGAGCTGGTAGACTTAGATACCGAAGCAGGCCAGGCTCGCTATCGTGAGATCAATCGTGAAGCCATTGCAGGCGGCTACGAAGGTATCATGATCAAAGATACCACAGCCGCTTATGAGTGCAAGCGTAGCGTAGCATGGTTGAAACTTAAGCCTTTTATCGAAGTCAGCTTAAATATTGTTGGCGTTGAAGCGGGCACTGGTAAAAATGCAGGGCGTCTCGGTGCCCTAGTTTGTGAGGGCGAGGATGACGGACGTAGAATTAGTGTTCATGTTGGCAGTGGTTACAGTGATGAGCTTCGTACTGGGATTTGGGATAGCCAGCATACTGTTATCGGGCAGGTGGTCGAGGTTCGTGCAGATGCTGTTACTCAAAACCAAGATGGCAGTTATTCGCTCAGGTTTCCGCGGTTTTTACGTTTTCGCGGTTTCGAGATTGGAGAAAAATTGTAGTATGGATAAACAAATGATCAAAGACATGCTGTATGGCACAATCTGTGAAATGCAACAAAATAATCGGTATTATTATCGTAGTACGGTAGGAGTAGAATACAGTCATTGGCGTGACGAAGGCGAGCAGCAATTATCTCAAATGATCAAGGTAATCAGTGCTCGAGTGGATCAGATTGAACGCGATCGTGTTAAGGCGGCCAGTCAACAATTGTTATTAGATGAATTGCAGAAGGATCACAAATAATGGAACTAGTAGGAACCTTGCCCGAAGAACGCCACATGTGGTTGAAAGATCTCTTGCGTTCTGGCACATATGAAATCACCTTTACCAAAGTAGATGGCAGCGAACGAGTTATGCCGTGTACACTACAGGAAAGTCAATTGCCTGCCAGAACATCTGTTAAAGAGCCCAAGCCCACTAAAGCAGAAACGCTGAGTGTTTGGTGCACTGATCGCAATGAATGGCGCAGTTTTAGAGTAATGAATGTAGTCTCAGTGAAACCATTATGAAATTACGAATACAATTTACCAATATTCCTGAGTTGAACGAAATCTTTGCCATTGACAAATGGAGTCGCGATCACATTAACAGATTAATGGGAATTCATCAAATTGGCTATGATGTAGTGCAGACTACCATGGCGGCTCCGGCTTTTAGATTTAGAACACGAGAGGATTTTGATCTCGCCAAACGATTGATACAAGAACATGAAATCACAGAATGATCCCGCCGTTATCACACCTAAAATAGAACAATGCTCACCGACAACCTGGATAGTAACCTTAGAGGAAGATCCCGAAACTGGTGATTTAGTTATGCCTATTCCCACAGAGGCACTTGATGCCAATGGGTGGCGCATAGGTGACACACTAAAATGGAACATAGATGATGAAGGAACAGTCACACTCGTCCGCGATGCTGAGTCGCAGCCCGGATCGTAATACTTGGCAACCTACCAAGTATTTGGCAAGAATGGCCGAACAGGGGCGAACTCCAGAAAATGATGACGATGTAGGCGCCATGATGGACTTTTATAAGACGGAAGCAGAACGCAGATTCGAACGGGAGCAGGATCCGGCATGGCGTGAGCATAACATGGAGTATGACCTACGCACCAGTGAATTCATGTGCGAAAAGGTTCGTAGCAATGATTACTATGCACAGAATCTCTACGCTGCCATGTGTAACAATGACTTCGTCAAACTAGATGTTATGCCCATTCTTGAGGATCGTTCATGGACCTGTTCCTGGCGCTACTCGGGTGGTATTGTGGCAGACATGATGGGTTCAGGTGATTACATAGATTGGTACTGTTCTGGTATACGTAACGACATTGACGAGACTGTGCAGGAAGGGTGGTCGGACTTGGAACGTCAACGGTACAGGAATCAATACCAACATTATGTAGCCGAAGGTTGTATCACTGAGGAAATTCGACAAGATTTACAACAGATAGGTTGGGTACCAAAAGCAGGAGGTGACTGGGAAAAATTCGAGTGAATTACTTATTGACAACATGCACTGTTTCAACTATACTTGATAGACTTACTTAAAAGGACACACAATGGCTTTTACTAAAATTTCAACTTCACAAAACGTTTTTCTCGAGCAGTATCTTCGTGGCACTGGACGCAGCCTTAGTGCACGTCAAGCCGAATCATTGTATGGCATCAAGAATATTCGTGCACGTATGACCGAGTTTCGCCATGCTGGTTTGAAGGTTACCACCAAGCCTAACACCGAAGGTCGTATGACCTACTCAGTTAGTGCTCGTGATGTTACTGGCAGTCGTGCTAGTCGTTTTGCCTAATTGATGCAGTAAGCGGTATAAAAGGCTGTCTGGTACAGCCTTTTATTGTTTATAAAGGTGCATGATGCAACTACAAGATAACGAAAAATTATTTCTATTCAGTTGGGATAGTTTTGGCATTGAAAGCATTGTTGATCTTACCAGCTATGCAGGCTGGGATCAACTACAATTGTTAAATATGTTAGGTGATCGACCGGTACAGCGTAATCCTGCCAATAGTATTGTGCAGAGCATATTATTACGTGCTAGATACAATGGACATAGGCATTATGAAGTTTACATGGTTGTTTGTGATCAAGCCATGACAGAAAACTATTGGCGTGAACAGTGGGCCTTGTATCCACAAAATACCGCAGATGTTGTTCGTATGCGTGGACATAAGTTATGGTCAGATCGAGTTGATGAGGATAGAGTTTTAATCAAATGAAAATTTCGTACATGAGTGATTTGCATCTCGAGTTTGGTGACTTGGAGTTGCCAGGCGGGGATATACTTGTACTAGCTGGTGACGTTGCTGAAGTCAAGAACATCGAGCAGACCTATGATCCTGCGTTTGCAAGATTGGGCGAAGACGTCACTAGGTATGGACGCCCAGATCGTGCTCGCAGATTTTTCGTGGAAGAATGTGCCAAATACCGTCAAGTCATCTATGTCATGGGTAATCATGAACACTATCACGCAGAGTTTCTCAGCACAGAAGATCGTCTACGAGCAGTCATGCCCGAAAATGTAGAACTAATGGAACTGGGCGACATGATGATAGATGGCGTGCGATTCCTAGGTTGCTCATTATGGACCGACCTTAATAATGATGATCCTGCCACCACTGCTGCACTTCGTGGACTCATGAATGACTATCGTGTGGTCAAGTATCACAATCCAGCTAACAATGCATGGCACAAGTTGACACCAGACATCACTCGTGGAGTACATCGTGCCAGTGTAAATTGGTTGAAAGATCGACTGCGTGAACAACCTAACACGCCCACAGTAGTTGTAACGCATCATGCTCCTAGTTTTCAAAGTATTCACAGAGACTATGTGCATGAAAAGTTGATGAATGGTGGATATGCTAGTAATCTAGAGCATGTAATCTTAGATAACCCACAGATTCGGACTTGGATTCATGGTCACATACATCAGCGCCAAGACTATCTAATTGGTCAATGTCGTGTGGTAGCTAATCCACGTGGGTATCAAGGCTATGAACAAATGGAGTTTGATCCAGCGTGTCAAGTAGAAATTTAACTGTGGTTAGGGTGGGGTGGAATTTGAATTCGCCCACCCCTTGGAATGAAGTTACTGCTAGAGCCTTAGAAGTGTTTGGTTTACCCGGAGACAGGTATATAACACACCTTACGCAGGACTTTATGGAGTATCATTTTCGTGACCCACAGGATGCTACATTATTTTTACTAGAACACTCAGGACAGATCGACATAGAAGTAGTTCAAGACTATGAGGTTACACAATGTTGAAATGGTATATTAGGTATTGCGTCTTTGCAGCCATAGCCAGCGTCGTTATAGCAGTTCTGGTGCATGACTTTATACTAGCCGAGGAATACTACATTATAATTCCTGGACATGTTGTGCCTGTACAACAGACCATAACCACATGATCAACATTGAGTTGACAGGCACCAAGATAGACACTATACTAGGCATTGTGCGTGATTTACGCCAAGCAGGACTAGTACAAGGCAAAGACTTTGATTTTGCCTATACGCCAGAAAGGCTAGACTACAATCTAGCCACAGTAGGTGAAGTACTAGCCCGGCGGCAAACGGTGTTCAGTTTTTATGATGAAAGCCTGGCGTCGTGGTTTGGTATAAAATACGCAGATTATTTGGCATAAATAAACAACGTGGTATAAATACAACAGGTTGACAGGCAGTAAGAAAACCAGTATTATACGAACATAGCAGCAAAACAAGTAGTCAGCAGTGTTGTTAAACAACAACAGGTTGACAGCAAGTAAGAAAACAAGTAATATAGAGACTTAGCAGTAAGCATTAAACAACGAGGACTTAAATGCAACCAACAGCAAGATCAGTAACAGCGAAGATTAGTCATAGCACACCCATGTGCTCATGGCAGTCATCGAGTTATGATCGCGCCAATAAGGAGCAGAGTCTAGGGTCTCGGGAGATCCAGATGTAAAAGTAATTTACATCAAAACTTCCAGGACCCTAGGATCGAAAGACCTAGGGTTTTTTGTTTTGTGTAACAAAGTGTGAGGCAACGCGAGCCTGCTGGCACTATAAACATCAGCTATAATGTGGGCGGAGACAGGGATGATAAGTCTGGGGCGGTAACCCGGATGTGTAAAAACTGTCAGTAATAAAGCAGACTGCCGAACAGACAAATTGCAGCGGCAATGCCAACGCAGATGAGTAGTCTGCTTTATTACCAGCATTCACTAGAGTGCTGTAACTTATATGGAGATCGGGCGGCATTGGCGACCGCAGCTGACTGTAAATCAGTACTCTCTGAGCACGGGGTTCGAATCCCTGGATCTCCACCATACACTGCACCCATCGTCTATCGGTTAGGAC